ATGATCCGCATCAGGACAATTTTGAATGGAACTCTTAGATCAAGGATTGAATTCGATCAAACAGAAACGGTAATTAATGAAGAGGGTCAAGCTCTAGATTTTCGAGTCGAAACTGACGGTGTCGCTAAAATGCTGTTTGTTGATGGCACTAACAATAAGGTTCTCATCGGCACTGATACATCTATAACAGGATATGCAGTTGCACCATTGCAAGTGAGTGGAACACAAAACGCTAATACATGTATTTCAATAGCGAGGTTTAGTAACAACGCTAATGCTCCAGTCTTAAATTTTGTTAAATCTAGAGATACCTCGATTGGTGGTAACACGATTGTTGCTGATGGAGACAACCTTGGTTCGATATTGTTTAACGGAAACGATGGCGATGACAGTGTAACTAGCGCCGCAAGGATACTGGGTGAGGTAGATGGCACACCGGGGGCTAACGACATGCCCGGAAGACTTGTTTTCTCCACAACCCCCGATGGCTCTACGTCGCTAGACGAGTCGATGAGAATCAATAACAGTGGCGATCTACTAATAAATACGACCACCGATTTTGGCGGTAAAGTAAATATTGCTAGGGCCGACAACAATACGACTCTTGCTCTTGTCTGTACCGACAATGATGCTGCTGATGGCCCGATTTTAGATTTTATTCGTGATTCATCAACTCCCGCGACCACGGACGATATAGCTCATATCAAATTCAAAGCAAATGACAGTGATGGCAATAGAGATACATTTGCGAATATCGAAGTATTTTCTACAGGAGTCACGAGCGGAAGCGAAGAAGCTACTATACAGATTAGATCTTTAGTAAGTGGCACTGAGCTTCAGCGATTAAAGTTTTCCAATACAGAAGCGGTTTTTAACGAAGAAGGCGCTGACCTAAATTTTCGTGTTGAGTCAGACACTTCCACACATTGTTTGTTCGTAAACGCAGGAACCAACAAGGTTGGAATCAAGACCTCTTCACCAGATGGTCAGTTACACATTCACACTGCAACGGCAGGTTCGGTTTCTGCTCCTAGTACTGCTGACGAGCTTGTTTTAGAAAACGACAGCAGTGCTGGCATGAGTATTTTAACGCCTAACACAAACGTCGGCTCGGTTCAGTTTGGTGATCCTGACGATAACAACGTAGGAATGCTTCAGTACGCCCATAACACCGATGATATGATTTTCACTGTCAATGGTGCCGAAGCAATGCGTATTAGTAGCGATAGGGTATTGCTAGTAAATACTACTGCTGATGCTGCCGATGACATGACTGCTAACGCATGTCACATAGCCTCCAATGCAACAACCACTAGGCCGACGCTTATCGTTGATGACTCTGACACTAGTGTTGAGTCTGGTTCTATTTGTATGGCTGTTATGTTTTCTAATGACAACTCATTTTCTGGTGGCAAATACATCAGTTTTAGAGATTTAGGTGGCGAGCAAGGAAGTGTGTCTGGGGATGGAGCAGGGAGTGTTGCTTACAACACATCTTCCGACATGCGCCTTAAAACAAATATTCAAGATACAGCATCTCAGTGGGATACTATCAAAGCTCTACAGGTAAGAGATTACGAATGGATTGCTAACGGCAATGAGGAGACTGGATTTATTGCCCAAGAGATACACGAACAAATTCCACAGGTTGTCCGTGTAGGTGGGGAAGAGGCTGCAAAAGAACCGTGGTCGGTAGATTACGGAAGAATTACTCCGCAGCTTACTAAGGCTTTACAGGAGGCTATGGCTCGAATTGAAACGCTAGAATCAGAGCTAGCAAAACTGAAAGGAGGTAGCTGATGGCTGCGACATTCACATGGGATATTCCACAGGTGGACAGGCAAGTCTCCTCTGGGCTAATCACCAACATTCACTGGCGGCTTACAGCCGTCGAAACAATCAGTGGTACTGAGTACCGAGCAGAGTGCTATGGCACAAAAGGCGTGTCGGGTGATCCAAGTTCTTCAGACTTTATTGCCTACGATAAGGTCACGAAAGATAACGCGATTGCATGGGTTAAAGCTGCGCTTGATGCTGATGAGGATGGAGACTCAGCCGCCGACAAAGAAGCTGGCTTGCAAGGTCAAATCAACAAAAAAGCAACACCAGTAGACGCATCAGGAGTGCCTTGGTAAAAACCATTGCGCTAGTTTTAGTGCTGGAAGGTGGGACTGCCGCCTATGTTGGCAAACGACTTGTTTATCATACTGTATGCGAATACAAAGAGCTTTATACCGACTCTGATAAAAGGTATCGGTGGTACGTTGTAGGCATTTATCAATGCCCTCCGTACGCGAGATGGAGAAATGATTGACCCGGTAACGGCACTTGCAGGAGCAACTAAGGCGTTTGCGGTAGTAAAAGCAATGGTCGAAGTCGGGAGATCTGCTGAAGATACCATGTTGCAAATTGGTACTTGGTATGGTCACGCATCAGACATTTTATATGCAGAGAAAAAAGCCAAAAATGTAAACCCTTTTAAAAAAATTGTATTCAGTAGTAGCGTTCAAGCGGAGGCTGTAAATGCTTTTGCAGCAAAGAAAAAATTAGAAACGCAACAAAAAGAGCTTATTAGTATTATAGGGATGGCTTACGGTAAACAAGGATTGCAAGAGTTTCGAGACATTCGCAAGCAGATAGCTCGGGAACGACAAGAAACAATTTACCGTCAACAAGAATTAAGAGAGCAAATTACTTCTGGGTTTTTGCTAGTGGTAATGATTGTGGTTTTGGTTGGATTGATCGTATTTTTAATAGGAGCATAAATGGAAACTAAGCATATTGAACTTCACGATTTGGCGAATGTTTTAAACTTAATAGACGCAGCGGCAAAAAACGGCATGGTGTCAGGCGAAGCGATGAGCCAGATGGGTGCAATGCGTGATCGTTTTATGGCTGAACTCAAAACGCAAGCTCCCGCACAAGATAATGTAGCTACACTCGATGAAGAGCCTGTTGTTTCTGGGCAACTCCAGTAGCGACCATGGATGTAGGTTCGATATCCGAATCTGCTCAGATTAGTTGGAAGCAGGTTGCGGTTCAAAAGCAAGAGCGCCTACGCACAGGTGCCGAGGGCGAGACTATCCGAGAGATGGTCGAAACCGTTATGCCTGTTCTTTATACCAAGGAGGGTACTAAGGTCGAGGCGCAACCTTTAGCATCGACACAACGTGTAAATATAAGCGTATAAACCATGATTATTGAATCTGTTGCAGCCGCTGGGATGCTACTCCAGCAGATCAATTCTGTGATCCAGCAGGTAAATGAGGGTAGAGCAAACGTCCAACAGGCAATGGCGTTGGTCTCTGATTTTGGAGAAGCTCTTAACAACTTTGAGGTAGAGCGCAAAAGTTCAACTTTTAAGGCTCTTTCAAAAAACGACATCCTAAAGCTGCAAATGCTTCGTAGGAACCAAGAGAGGTATCAAAAGGATTTAAGGGATTTGCTTTTAGTCGCAGACCCCAAGTTGCTAGAAGACTATGACGCTGCAATTAGACAGCAGGAGCAAGATAGGAGAGCACACGCAAGGATGGTAGCAAAACGAAAACGTGATAGAGAAAGACTTATTCAACAACTCCTTGTTGGTGGAACCACTTTAATTATTGGTGGCGGTCTGGCAGTGCTAGTATTTGTATTAGTAATTAAAGCCTTTGGATGATTATGGCAGCGAAGAAACTAGAAGAAGGTAGCGAATACGCTGATTACGATACAGATGGAGATGGTATCGTTAGTGATGAAGAGCTAGAGACAAGCAAAGAGTTACAGGAGCTTCGTTTGCAACATGAGCGAGCGGATGCTCAAAGAGCGATGTCTTGGTTTGCTTTGTGGGGAATGCTTTTATATCCATCGTTAGTAGTTGCATCAGAGCTTTTTGGCCTCAATCAGGCCGCAAGCATTCTGGGTGATATGGCGGCAGTATATTTTGTATCTGTTGCAGGCATTCTTGCTGCGTTTTTTGGGGCGCAAGCATGGTCAAATAGATCTAATGGAAATGGCAGATAGAGCGTTTAAACACTATGGGCTTGCAAAGATTTAATTTTAAGTCTGGTATTTATAAAGAAGGTACAGCCTATAGTAATGAGGGCCGGTTTTTTGACGGCAATTTTATAAGGTTTAGATCCGGCTTTCCTGAAAAAATGGGTGGTTGGGTAAAAAGATATACTAACTCGTTTGTTGGTCGCTGCAGAAAGATAAAGCAGTGGGTTTCATTAACAGGTACAAAATACATCGGGTTAGGAACAACCAAAAAAACATATGTTATTCAAGGTGATACATTTGTTGATGTAACTCCATTACGCGCTACTACCAGTGCAGGGGATGTGACATTTGCAGCTTCTAATGGTAGCTCTACTATTACGGTAACAGACACGGATCATGGTGCAGCTAAGGGTGACTTTGTTACATTCAGTGGGTCTGCATCATTAGGTGGTTTGATTACGGCGAATGTTTTAAATCAAGAATATGAAATAGATTCAGTAACATCATCTAGTATTTATACATTTACGGCTAAAGATACGTCGGGTTCAACGGTAACTGCTAATGCTTCTGATACGGGCAATGGTGGCTCAAGCGTTGTTGGCGCATATCAAATTAATATTGGATTAGATGTTGCGGTAGCTGGCGGTGGTTGGGGTGCTGGAACATGGGGCAATGGCGGCTGGGGTCAGTCTACTGGAGACGATGTTACTAACACGTTAAGACTTTGGACGTTAGATAATTTTGGCGAAGACCTAGTGATGAACAATCGCTTAGGCAGTATTTATCTTTGGGATGCAACAGCACCTACTACTAGAGCAAAAGAGTTATCAACAATATCGGGCGCAGCAGATCCACCAACTGAGTGTTTACAGATTGTAGTATCAACTCAAGATAGGCATGTTCTTGCAATAGGGTGCAATCCATTTGGCGAATCTAATATTGATCTCATGCAGATTAGATGGTGTACCCAAGAAAATGTATTAGATTGGAGACCAAGATCGACTAATACAGCAGGTGACTTGAGGTTATCGGTTGGGTCAACAATAGTAGGGGCATTGCGCGGTAGGCAAGAAGTTGCAGTGTGGACTGACAACGCTCTTTATAGCTTACAGTTTGTTGGAGCGCCATTCATATTTAAAGCAAATATGATTACTGATGGGGTTAGTTTGATTAGCCCTAATGCCGCAGTCGTAGCAAATAATGTAATTTATTTTATGGATAAGCGTAATTTTTACGTTTATTCAGGAGCTGCACAAACGCTTCCTTGTACAGTCCGTGCCTTTGTTTTTGATAACTTAAATGAGAAACAAGGCCAACAAGTTACAGCATTTGCTAATACGGCTTACAACGAGGTGGGTTGGTTTTATCCATCTACAGGCTCAACAACGACAGATAAAATGGTTGTTTACAACTATGTAGAGCAGGCATGGAGTGTTTCTGATTTAGCTAGAGATGCATGGGATGATGCTGGTGCGTCTACTGATTTGCCTATAGCGGTAAAAAGCACAGATGACATTGGATATGTATTCGATCACGAAACAGGATTTAATGACGATGGGTCTGCATTAACTGCATTTATAGAAACTGCTGATTTTGATATTGCTGATGGTGATAGTTTTGCGTTTGTTCGAAGATTATTGCCTGACCTTTCTTTTGTTGGAGAATCAACTGATCCAGCTATTACATATTCTTTAAAGTCCAGAAACAATTCAGATGGCACACTAACACTGGAGTCATCTGTAAATGTTTCAAATACAACAGATTTTGCAATATCAAATGTTAGAGCTAGGGCGCGTCAACTAAGAGTTCGTATAGAAAGTACGGACTTGGATAATGGTTGGCGATTGGGTGATGTGCGATTAGACGTTAGGCAGGATGGACGAAGGTGAGCAAAACATCTAGTGGAGCAGAATTTCGTTTACCTTTGGAGTTGCCTCCACAAGAGTACTCAGAGCCGTATTTTCAGAGATTGATTAACCAGTTGAGAATTGTTTTGGGTTTGATTCGCTCATCAGATGACATAGAAAACGAAGCTCATAACCGAGCGTGGTTTTTGTCGTAATGCCTTCGACGTATCAAAATGTTGCTAAGACCCTAACAGGAACAAGCATTGCTGATGTTTACGAGTGTCCACAGGGTGCTACGGCAATACTGAAGACGGTGAGCGCGTTGAATACAAACGCATCTAATGCGGCAACGCTCACCGCGCATATTTTTGACGATAGTGCGAGTGCAACATTCGAGTTTGAGACAGGCTCTATAGCCGCCAGTACACGCAAGGCATACCTGCAAAACGGCGAGGTCATTGTCTTAGAGTCGAAAGATAAGCTGCGTATGACTGCGGGAACGGCTGATTACTTTGATATATTTGTTTCGTTACTTGAGATAACATAGCGTTTAAACACCGAGAGGTTCATATGAATAGGGACTTTAAGCAGATGGCACCGCTTGAAAGACAAGCGGATATGCTAGCAAGTAAAGGCCGGTTTGGTGACACCATGCTGGTGCATATGAACCCCACCGAGGTCGATGTTCTTCGGCAAATGACTCCCGGCGGTCAACTTACTATTAACCCAGATACAGGCCAGCCAGAGGCGTTCCTGCCGTTATTGTTAGGATTGGCTGGTGGTTTCCTTGGTGGTGCGGGTGCGCTTGGTGGTCTTGGAGCCTTGACTGCTGGTGCCATTGGAACTGGCTTAGGGACTACTATAGAAACAGGCAGCCTTAAAGAAGGATTAAAGGCTGGATTGATAAGCGGATTGATTGGTGGGGTTGCTGGTAGATTACTAGAAGGCGCGGGTAGCGTTGCTACAAAGGGCGTAGAGGAGAGCGTTAAAGCTGGAGGGGGTGAAGCCCTTGCTCAAACAACGAGTCAAGCGTTCCGGCCCGGAGACTTATTTAGATCTAATACAGTGGGGAATGTTGGTGCAGTAGCTCCTGACGTAACAGGTCAAGTAGCGTCGCAAGTTGGCACGGAAGTAGCGGCAGAGGCTGCTAAACCAACATTGCTCAAGCAGCTTACACAGGGCGGTATTCCTGCCTCCGGCACTAAGGGCGCGAGTGATTTTATTGCACAGGTCGGCACATTAAATCCAACACAAAATATTTTGACGGGTGGCACTGCTGGCTTAACAGGTCAGGCAATGGCGGATCAATATAACCTTATGAACATGCCTATCGGCCCCGGACTAGACGAGGATGCCGAAGACTTTTACGTTCCAGTAACGGCAGATGACAGAGGTGTTCAGTTTCCCGGAGCCAGACAGGGTACTGCTGAGTTTGATTATTTTGCAAATCCTTTCACCTTTACTCAAAACCCTATAACGCCACCTCCATCCTTCAAAGAAGGCGGGATGATTAAAGGTCTTTTTAGAGGCGGCAGAACCAGAGACGAAAGAGATGCAGACATAGCCGCCCAAGAGGCAGCGACAGTCAATAGGCAAAACACAACTCCTACTTTTAGAATGCCATCGTACATTACGGGACAGCCTGCACAGCAAAACACAGAGAACATGATCGAAGAAACGTTTGTTGAGCAAATATATACGCCCCGAAGTGAAATGATGCCACAAACTTCTATGAGCAATAT